TGCTAAACGTAAAGGTGTCTGGTATTATAGATTATTACTATCAGATGACTTTGCAAAGACTATGGGCGATATCTATGAATTAAATGTTATGGAACGCAAACTTAAAGGATTATCTAAATTAAAGAAAAGAGTATTTAATGTAGATGATAATGGCAATATATGGGATCCAACTTCTGGTGAAATATTTGGCAATGTAAATACTTTTACACCAAAACCAGCTGCACCTAAAACAGAGCCGAAAGCTGATTTTGACTTTGATCAAACTGTATCAGAACTAATAGTTAAACATTATGAGTATGATACAGCTAATGAAATAGCTGGAGCTGTTGCTAAAGACTTAATGGAAAACTATAATTATGTAACCAGTATGGAAGAAGATGATCAAATTACTGACATGATTAATGAATATACAGATAGTTTAAGATAATGGGTATCTTAGACATAACCATATTATTAGTAGTAGGTATTACTATGATATACATACAAGCGAGGAAATAATGAGTAAAATAGGTAATTGGGTATTAGAAATGACCGAATATGCAGCTGAATCTACAAGAGAAGAATTTATCAAAAAGTATGGTGAAGCTAATGTAGACATATGGGATTCTAATAAACAAGAAAAACTAGAACATGAATTAATCCCAAGCATACATGATGTTCAACATGAATTAACAAAGGAGAACAAATGACTAAATATACTGGATTAGAACACTTTGAAAAAGTACAAGATCTTAATTCTAAAGTACAAGATGTTCATTATGCTTTTACTAAAAAGATATCAGATGTTGTTATACAACAAGGTGAAAGCATAGTTAAATTAGAGAACGCTATATTACAACTACAAGAAAGATTAAGTAAAGTAGAGTTCGAAGATGAACATGAAAGAAAATCTATTGGAGGAACAACAGATGACTGAAGAACAAATTACTGCTAGAAAAGTAGCAGATCTTAATGATCAATTACGCAAAGATATGTTTACTGGTAATATGCTTAAAAAACATAACCTTAAAAACAAATTAGTAATGACACCTGGCATTACAGGTTACAATTTAAAAGATAAAGAAAAAATATTTGCTTCTGTTAAATATTATGGAAACTTTACCAAAGACAATAATCCTTATGGAGAAAAAGATTTTGGTAGTTTTAATTTTAAAAAACAAAAATTCTTTTGGAAAATAGATTATTATGACAATGACATGAAAATGCATAGTCCTGATAAAACTGATCCTGATAAAACATCAAGAGTGTTAACTATAATGAAAGCTGAAGAATATTAAGAACATTCTACTGAACTCATGTGTTAGGTAGCTCCTCACAGGTATTATACTGCCGACAAAGAAAGTATATAGTAGAAGATAGGGGAATATATAATAAGCGTTAGAGCTTAACGTATTCCCCAGCGCTTTTCTTGACAAACCGAACTATATTCAGATATTAAAAGGTATGTCTAATAAAGAACTAGGTATATTCTTTGACACAGTTATACCACAATTTGTAGAACGCAGAAAAAACCTAGGTTTATCACAATCAAGGCTTGATGAAATGATTGGTTGTGCTAGAGGTTTAGTATCAAAATGGGAAGTAGGTATAAGAAAACCTAGTGGATTTCTATTCTGTTGTTGGGCCAATGCGTTAGAATGTCATATAAAAATCAAACCAAAAAAAACCGAATTAAAGTCGGAACACACTTCGACACATTAACGCCACATAACAAGATTATATATAAAGAAAAAAATCAACCTGATGGCTGTAGCTGCAAGGGTGATGATTTAGTATATGGCAATGGTACATATTGGTATTGTAGTAAATGTCATTTAAATCAATGGGGGAAACAATGATTGAAATACTAACATTCATAGATGAATTAAAAGAACTAAAACCAGTATGGGTAGGAGTCAATGAAGATGATACCGATACCCATGCAAAAATAAATCAACTAATAAAAAAATATGAAAGGATAGTTAATGATAATCAACAAGACCAGTCCTAGTTATTACCATAACAATAAACCAGAACTAACCGAATTAATAAGAGCTTGGGGTTTAGATTTTTGTGAAGGAAATGCTGTGAAGTATATTCGCAGACATAGAAAAAAAAATAAAGAACAAGATATACTAAAAGCAATTTGGTATTTAACAAACATACTGGAGAAAGAATATGGCAACAACTCTGCTGAAAGCATTAGGGAAGCAATTACAAAAATTGAACATCAAACTGCCCTCAAAACATCAAGACCATATAGATAGAAAACGTAGTCTACAAAATTTTGTTTGTGTGTTAGCTATACAATATCTTGAAAGTGATATGTATAGATACTTCATCAAACATTATATGAGTCAGCGTGTGGCTGATAATCGTAAAGTAAAACCAATCGAAAATTATATATGGAGGAGGTACAATCATGGGAGATCGACTAGGGATATGGAACGAGATCAACGAAATGTACACAGACGACAACAAATTAGAGAAAGGAGCTCTGACTAGATGGGAAAAGGAAATGGTAAACTTAAACAACCAGACAGACCAACAGGCATTGGAGGTACTGATGCAATTCGTATTACAGAAGGCACATGGAAAGATCTTTGGCTTGAGAAAATTGGCAAAGTCGAAAGAAAAGACCTTTCAGGTGTATTGCCAGTTCAACTCGGAATATTTACCGAAGAATTTAATAGACGATGGTATCAGGAAGTTACTAAAGAAAGGGTTGTTAATATAGGTAATATATTTACACACCCACAATATGATTACATCTATGGTAGTTTAGATGGAGTAGCAAAAGGCAAAGTGTTTGAAGCTAAACACGTTAATGCATTTGTTAAAGATCAAAACATTATAGATAAATATTATCCTCAAGTGCAACATTACATGATGGTAACAGGTTTTAGTAAAGCTGTGTTATCTGTGTTAAGAGGTAACTTAGGTTATAATATATTTACTATTGAAAGGGATAAGCCTTTTCAAAGAAAACTAGAAATCGCCTGTCATTTATTTTGGTTTCATGTAATGAATAATATAGAGCCACCAGAATATATTGACTTTGATCTTATGGAGAAAATAAACAATGAAGATGACATCGAAAGACATTTTGGAACAGAAATATCCTCTGACGGCTGGTTACAAGGAAAACTCAACTAGCAAAGAAGCAGCAAAAAAGATTGATTCACGATCTACTAATTTGCGAACAGAATGTTTAAAGATAATAAAACGACAAGGTAATTATGGTGCTACACCAGAAGAAGCAGCAGAAATATTATCAGAAAGTATATTATCTATTAGACCAAGATTTACCGAACTTAAATTATTGAAATATATAATTGATTCTGGTGACAGAAGAATAAATAGTTTTGGTAGTACAACAAAAGTATGGAGGTACAATGACGACAGATAAAAGAAATGTATGGGATAGTTTAAAAGAAACTGATCCTAGATTTACTAAACGCATCAATAAAGGTTTTGGTGACATAACTACTATTGATCCACAATGGCAGATTATGAAAATAACAGAAGAGTTTGGTCCAGTAGGTACTGGTTGGACATACCGAGTTGATTATACATATCATGGTATGGACAGTAATCAAACTGCTGTTGTAGCTGCTGAAGTATCAGTAGCAACTAATAAAAACAAAGAAGGCTTTTGGGATTTCTATGGGCCGGTTTGTTCACCTTTAAAAATGTATAGAAAAACTGGTGCATTAGATGACGAAGCACCAAAGAAAGCTATGACAGATGCATTAACAAAAGCGTTCAGTCACTTAGGACTTTGTTCTGATATATTTATGGGCAAATTTGATGATTCAAAATATGTTCAAAAGTTAGAAGAAAAATATTCTGGCAAATCAGATCCAAGCAAAGTTACTAAAACTACATAGTCGCCTAATAACTGGGGATAGCGTGCAGGTCAGTTATTGGGCTTGTCTCTTGCCTGTACGCAACTAAAAGGAGTAAGTATGAATTATAAAGATAAATTTAAAGATCCAATAGTTTATGATAAATCTTTTGTTGTTTATTCTTGTGATAAAAATTTGACAGCAGAAGAATTAAATAAAATATTAAAAGAATTTAATGTAACTACAAGAGAACTAACAGATGAAGAAGTCATCTATGCAATATAGGAGGAAGTATGACAGTAAATGATTTACTACATTCATTGGTATTACAAGGTCATAAAATACCAATTAAATTAATACCACCAATAGAAGCTGAATATTATTCTAACAGTAAAAAAGAATATAAAACAGTAGGTGAAATGGATTTATTTCATATGTTGTTTGCCTTTATCAAAGGCGTAGACAGTGATGTAAAAACACAAGAAAATACTGATAGAGCTTTAACAATTAATAAAGCTGATATAAGATGGCATTTGAGAAACGCTCAAACTTGTCTTAATAATATAGAAGGAGTCTTAGATGATAAATAAAGTAATCCTATTAGGTCGTGTTGGTAGCGATCCTGAAGTAAAAGTATCTACCAGAGAAGAAAAGTTTGCTGGTTTTTCATTAGCAACTTCAGAAAGATTTAAAAATAAATCTGGTGAGTGGCAAGAAAAAACACAATGGCATAGACTTGTATGCTGGGATCCTAACATTGCAAAAACAATAGAGCAATACGTTAAAAAAGGCACTATGTTATACATAGAAGGTCAAATAGAAACCAGACAGTATGACCACAATGGTGAAACCAAATATGTAACAGAAATAATTGTACCTAGATACAAAGGTATTCTTAAAATGATTGGGGGCAAGAGTGACAGTTCTAAAGTTTCAACGCAAACTAACACTAGAACAGAGGGTCCAACAGAAGATATCCCATTCTAATTTTTATGAATGTTCTTCATGTGATAAAAAATATATGCAAGATAATCTTATAGCTTACATACCTACTAATCAAAACAGTAATGATAACTGTGATTGGTATTGTATTAGATGCTATAATAAAAAGTTTAATACTTAGACATGGTAGGGAGCCTCCTTTCTCATACTGATATGATGCCAGAGGTTGTTTTTAATTTTTTAATTACTCTATAATTATATCGCGAGTATTAAAATAGGGGGAATATAGCTGATATATCTATAAACCCCCTTTTTTTCATTAATGGGAGGATAATGAAACTCTTGTGTATGATTGATCCTAAACCGTATCTTTTGGTATTGTATGCTCAAATATGAGCTACTTTTTAACTAAACTTCCACCAAAATACAGACCAATGATAGCTGACATCAAATGAGTGTCTAATGGAGTAATTATTAGACCACTAAATTCTTTATCCATAACAATTTCTTTTTTTTCTATTAAAAATAAAAATCCTCTAGTAAATTCTGTCCAAGTTAATACCACAGTAGTATCAAAAAATACTGGTGCTATCTTGGGCCAGGCAATAATAAAAAACACAGCAGTCAATGCTATGATCCTACGAGTAAATTGAAACCCTTTGTTATCATAATTTCTAGCATCGCTAATATGTTTCATTTGGTTATCGGATCTAGCCAATAACATTTTCTGTTCGTCTTGTTTTGCTTTAATTGACTGTGACCATAAAGACATAAAACCACCTAAGACAGAACTGCCTAACATGGTAATCATTTCTACTGGTAAGCCACCTAACATTTAGGCAGCCCAACCAACTATAACAACTATTGCAACAACTGCTAATCCACCTACTGCAATTTTTCCTCTTCTACTCAAAGAGTACATACCTAGTTTTTTCCAAATACTTTTAATCATATTCTCTCTCCAATCTATCCATTGAAATAAAGTTTACTTCTTGGATATGATTATCCCAAATGCCTAACTCAGTAACACACCAAGACCAGCCATTCATGTTTAACTTAGCATATTCTTCTATATGACCATGAGGTAAAGAGCAACCGACATTTACAATCCTAACCCATTTGTCGTACCCTATCTTAATAGCCTTCCAATCCCTAGCTTTATGAGTATGACCAAATACTAAGTCATGTATACTGTCATTTCCTATTTGTACTTCACCATTTTTACCACCATATTCTTTGCCCATTATATTTAATGGTGCATGAACAAACCCTACACCAGCTATAAATTTAAATTCACCATATTCAGATACACTCCAACCATATTCTTTAAATGAAGAATATAATTGATGTTTCATCATACCTTGTATCTCAGGTATATTTTCTTCAAACCTATGTATGCGCAGCTCATGGTTTCCCATACAAAAATGTCTAGGGTAATCAACTACATACTTATCTAAAATTTTTAATGCAGATTTCATAGAAGTAATGTCTACCATAAAAGCATCTTTTAATTTACCTTGTTGCGTACTATTCTTTTGAAAAAAACTAAGAGAATCTAAACTAGAAAAATCTCCTATGTGAACAATATAATCTGGTTTTGATTTACGAATGTGCTTACCAATCCAATGAAACCTATTCTGAGGAATATGTGGACTGTCATGAGTATCACCAATGACAAGGACTTTGTGTCCTTTAAATTTCATTTAACCGTTATAATTAAATAACTTCAAGGTTGTAAAGATAATAATAAGTATAGAGCCTATCCAAGCTACAGCTTTTAATGCTCCTCTACCAGTAGCCATCTCTTGTTTTAACAAGGAAACTTCTTCTTTATTAGCACGAACATCAGACTTAATCTCATCAAGAGTTTTAGTTATTTGTATGTATTGCTGTTCCCAATTAGACATCAGATCCTCTGCTACCACATCTAAATATTACAGTTAGTTTTCTTTCTTTTAAATCAGCATCAAGATAATCAGCTAAATTATTCTTTGCTAAATTACATTCTAAATTATCATTAAAGTTTAAAGGTACTTCACTTTTAAAACATAGCGTTTGATCTAGCTCACCTACATTAAGCATACAGATCATAGCAAATATTTTAAACATTATTTAAGCTGCGAAAGAGGATTGTCTAAAGTCATTTTAATTCTTTTATCAACATCTTCTTCAAGTTTAATAATACTATCAGTAACTTTCTTATCTAACTTATTCATAGCAGCAGTTAATTCTTCTTCAAGTTTAGCTGCATCATCATTAATACTATTAATAGTTTCTTTTAGTTCCTTTTCATTAGTACGAGCATCTTCTTTAACTCGTTGCTCTACATCTTCTACAATAGTTTCTATTCTACGAACATCAGATTTTAAATCGTTCTTTAATTCTTTAGCTACATCTGCAACTAATGCTACTTCATCAAGTATCATTGTCATTTCAGATTGCATCATAGTAACTTCTTGTTGTATTAAATCTAAACGTTTATCAAATCCTGATAAATCAGGAGCTGAGTATGACGTAATCTTTTTACGCATAGATTCATAATCTTTATAAAACTCAAATCCTCCCCACAATGCACCACCTAATGTTGATAGTGCTGTAAGGATAACAAAAATTTTGCCACCTCTAAATTTTACTCCACCTAGTTCTACTTCTGCCATTGACTATCTATCATTTCTTGCATTAAACCATC